GGGCATAAATCGAGATAGTGGATATGGCGAGAAGGGTAAGAAAAGACGAGATGATACACGAAAACGAATTCAGGCAAGAAAACAAAAAATGAAAGATAGATACGGTACGGAGTACAAAGACGTCGGTGGCGCGGCAGTGGTACCAACGTCGTTAAAAGATTCAGTAGGTGAAGCAGACGAAACCGTATTAAAACTCGCAGGAGTATATAAATGATCCCGCAAGTTAAAAATGAAAATGAGTTAAGAAAATTAGCAGGACTTCCTCTTAAAGAAATGGGCGAAAGTTTAGATAATATTCTTGCTAAACATAGAGAAGCATTTGAGTCAGTAATGATGGGTCAATCTATGTTGTATGATCATGATACTTTTTTTGATGAGTTATATGAGTATTTTGTTAACTCAGGTGAAATGCCATATGGCATTGCCAAAGCAAGAGATGGCGATCCAGACCAATGGATTCAAGAGTATTTAGAACAGGAATATGGCGACGATTTTGCTACCGATGATGAACGAGCCATGGATGCACAAAAAGCACAAATGCCACCATCATTAGGCGGAACATTTGGCGAAGGTATCAACGAACATCACGAAAAAGATGCTGACGGTAATCCAATACCACACAAAGAACCAGAAACATTTAAAGAACATTTAGACGCGGTCCAAAAAAAAAGATTAGATGAGCTAACACCGAGCATTTATACTCGTGCTGGTGGTAAGATGGTCGATAGAGAAGTAGAGAAAGATCCTGATGATCCTACTGCTACAAGTGACTGGACAAAAAAACACAGAGGCGAAAAACTAAAAGACTACGGCAGAAAAAAGCAAAGGCAAGCATACGAAAGATATTGGCAAAAAGGTTTTAAGGCAGGCGTTAGGGCAGATACCATGTTGAAACACGGATTTGTTTCAGATACAGAAAAGTAAAAAAAATAGTTGACATTGATAAATAGTTTTGTTATAATAAGAACATGATGTGTTATTCATGTTCACTAGGCTAATAAAAGACTTAGTAATTTAGGCACATTAAAATAGGCTAATATAGGAGAAATAATATGGCAAGTTTAGCAGAAATACGAGCAAAGCTCTTAGAGAAAGAGCAAAAGAGTACAGGCGGTTATCAGTCCGATAACGCTATCTATGCATTCTGGAACATTCCAGAAAACACAACAGCAACATTAAGATTTTTACCAGACGCAGACGAATCTAATACTTTCTTTTGGAAGGAAAGACAAATGATTCGGTTAACATTTCCGGGTGTCAAAGGACAAGACGAATCCCGAACATGTACTGTTCAGGTTCCTTGTGTAGAAATGTGGGGCGATGCATGTCCAGTTCATGCAGAAATTCGTCCTTGGTTTAAAGATCCTAGTCTCGAAGACGAAGGTCGTAAGTATTGGAAAAAACGATCTTATATCTTTCAAGGATTTGTAACAGACAATCCTATGCAGGATGATAAGACACCGGAAAATCCTATTCGTAGGTTTGTAATTAATCCATCTATATTTAAGATTATTTCATCTTCTTTGATGGATCCAGACTTTTCTGAAATTCCTACAGACTATGAAGCAGGAACTGACTTCAAACTTACTAAGACACAAAAAGGCCAATATGCAGATTATTCTACATCTAATTGGTCTCGTAGGGAAAGAAGTTTAGACCAAACTGAAAGAGATGCAATCCAAACACATGGTTTGTTCACTCTTAATGATTTTATGCCTAAGCGACCAAGCAACGAGGAAATTGGTATTATCTTTGAAATGTTTGAAGCATCGGTTGCAGGCGAACTATATGATCCTGAAAGGTTTGGATCATACTATACTCCACAAGGTGTTCAACTTAATAACAGTCCGGCACAAAGAGCACCTCAACCAGTTGTTACAAAACCTGCAACAACTGAACCTGTTGCAGAAGCGGCAACTCCTACCGAAGAGAAAGTAGTAGAAACAGATACTAATACTGCTGATGAAAAACCTTCGGCGGATCAAATTCTTAAAATGATCCGAGATCGTAAATCACACGCAGATCATTAATTTGTAATTATAACAGGGGGGCAAAAGTCCCCCTTTACTCAGGATAAAAATGAAACCATTCGATATATCTAAATTTAGAAAAAGTATTACAAAAGCAGTACCAGGAATGTCCACAGGATTTCACGACCCCGTTGATTGGATCAGTACTGGTAACTTAGCACTTAATTTTTTAATCTCAGGAGATTTTAATAGAGGTATTCCTTTAGGGAGAGTTACATGCCTTGCTGGTGAATCCGGTAGTGGTAAAAGTTTCATTGCCAGTGGAAACTTAGTGCGTAATGCCCAACAACAAGGCATTCTCCCTATTTTATTAGACACAGAAAATGCATTAGACTCAGATTGGTTACAAGCATTGGATGTAGATATTTCAGAAGAAAAGTTATTACGGTTCGGCGTATCAATGATTGATGAAGTTGCAAAATTTATCAGTGAGTTTATGAAAGGCTACCGCGATCAATATGCAGATGTACCATACGAAGAACGCCAAAAAGTTCTCTTTGTTATAGATTCGCTTGGTATGCTACTAACTCCAACTGATAAAGATCAATTTGAAAAAGGTGATATGAAAGGTGATATGGGCCGTAAACCTAAGGCACTAACGGCATTAGTCCGTAATAGTGTTAATTTAATTGCAGGTAATCCTGTAGGTTTAATTGCTACCAATCATACATATGCATCACAGGACATGTTTGATCCTGATGATAAGATTAGTGGCGGACAAGGTTTTATATATGCTTCGTCTATTGTTGTTGCAATGCGAAAACTAAAACTTAAAGAAGACGAAGATGGTAATAAGATAACTGATATTAGAGGTATTAGATCTGCATGTAAAGTAATGAAAACAAGATTTGCAAAGCCATTTGAAAGTGTGCAGATTAAAATACCATACGATACAGGTATGGATCCATATAGTGGATGTTTAGACTTGTTTGAAAAAGCAGGAGTAATAGTTAAAGAAGGTAATAAATTAAAATATACGACTGCAAAAGGCGAAGAAATAAAAGAATTTCGCAAGCAATGGGATCAAAAAAACTTACAAAAAGTTATAGATGATTTCAAAGAAAATGACGCTCCTTTGGTAAATAACGATGACGTAGTACCAGAGGAGGTTGTCAATGAAGATGAATGAACAAGAAGTACATTTAATACATGATTTATGGGATGTTATTAAATCATATTCATCATCTAAGGATCACGAAATAGCATGTGAAGAACTTTTGGAAAAGTTCGATAACAATGGATATGTTATCGAAGATAATGTAAGAGAGTTAAAAGGTTACGATGGAGTGATGGATGATGTGTTAGCGAGTATGTTTTATGAAGAAGAGGAAGAGGACGAAGACCCCGAAGTATACGACTATTAATGAGTACATGGTATAGAAAAGTCCAACAAGACTTAGGCGAACTTGTAAACTGCATATCAGCATACGAAGAGCAGTTAGAGAAAGCACGAGTCGAGTGTGGCATGAAAGGCAACCTAGAAAGATTATCTCGTGAGATGCCCGGTATTGTAGAGCATCGATTTAATCAACTGCAAGAAATAGAAGCAATCTTAGAATTTCTTAATATAGAGCTTCGTAAGAAAAGATCCCACGTATTTAGACAATATACTGAACATTATAATAAAATGTTAAGTTCTCGAGATGCAGAAAAGTACGTCGACGGTGAAGAAGAAATAGCAGACTTTCAACATTTAATAAATGAGTTTGCATTGTTAAGGAATCGTTTTCATGGTCTTATAAAAGCCTTAGACGCAAAGCAATTTCAAATTAATAATATTGTTAAACTGAGAGTAGCAGGATTAGAAGATATAGGTTTATGAATAATTTTGTATTGAAGACAACAGCTACTGGTATAGGAGATTGTATTTGTTGTACTCCAATTATACGAAAATTATCAAAAATACTAGATACAAAAATTATTGTTTATTCTTACAGACCAGATATATTTAAAAATTTACCATACGTAAGCCAGTCAATTTTATTAACAGAAAACAATACAGATTCAATAATAGATTTATATAATACTGACTTTAGACAGGTAGATTTATCTAAAATACCTTTTATACCTATTCAACATCCATTAATTGATATTAGACAATTCCCAGCAGTTCACGCAGGATTATATTTGTTGACAGATGAGTTGCATTGTGATTATATACCAATAGAAAAAGATGATTTACATTGGTATGCATTACCTAAAGAATTTGTTGTAGTCCATGCTCCTCAATATGGTTCAAGTAATATTAAAAATTGGGATATAAATAATTGGAAAGCATTATGCAAATCTATTAATTTACCTATAGTTTATATTGGAAAAGATAGTTCTTATGAAACCGAGTCGTTTCTTCCAGAAGGATCATTTTCTATACCTTCTAAGTTAGATAATGTAGATGTAATAAATTTAACAAATTCTCTTACATTAGATCAATCATGGCATTTGTGTAACAAAGCAAAATATGTTATAACAACCGATTCGGGTATTTTACATCTTGCAGGTACAACAGATACAGAAATAATATATATTGCAATGGGCAGAAATCCATATTTTACTGCACCATATAGAAAAGGATCTCAAAA